ACTGTTCTTCAATATCAGTTACCTTAGTACCCCTATCTAATGACATCTTTACACCTTCACGAAAGCCTGCTCTCCATGCTTGTAAAGGACTGCCTGTAATAATACTGCTACTATAGTTTTCGTTTAGTTGATAATAGTTGTCAAAATAACAAAACTCAATACTAGTTTCGTTTGTACCGTCTGTATTTTCGTGTGTACGCATATTCTTTACAAACTCTTTTGTCCACATCTTCAAACTTCCGTTACCGTACATAAGTCCGTTAACATCAATTTTACCGCACCAACTAAATTGATAGTCGTCATCTACACCTAGTTTGTCTAAGTCTAATTCAACTTGCATAAATCGAGGATCAACAATAGTGTCACCGTCAACTGTTACAAAATGTTTTGTATCTGATAAATCGGCACAGGCTTTATGTGCGGCATCACTGCCTTCAACACCGTGTACTCTTTTTGCCCAAGGCACTTTACGTTTTAAGTCTGCCCAATTTTCTTCAGCATTAGGCTCGTCATAACTTAAAAAGATAATATCAACATCTTGTATTTTAATTTTTGACAACTTGTACTCCGTAACTGTTAAAGACTTTAGTAGTGTAAACGTCAAACTCTATTATACTATCATTTTCATTAAATTGCAAGACTAAATCGTTTGAACTTAAATCAAAATTTAATTCTCTATATAGAACATATGGGTCATTTTTCTTTACAATACTAAATTGTTTTTTAGTTTGTAATGTTACATTGTTTTTATCTAGTGTTTTTTGAAACAATTTACCAAATGTTAATTCCCATTGTTGCGTTATGTAATTTTTAACTAAAATAATATCTGCACTATCATTTTCTTGTACTTTGTAAAAACTATTATTAACATTGTACTCGTATGCTTTTTCTTCGTGTACATTTACAAGTTCATACATAGTTGATGCAGGATTAAACAATACTTTGTAGTGTTTGTAAAATGCTTTGCCTTCGATAATATCTCTAACACTATCGTATTCAACTTCAATACTATGTTCGCCAAGAGGCGAGTCGCTAAAACTATCAATGTAACCAGTAGTTACATTAAAGTTAGCATATGTTGGTGCTGGTTTTATAGGAACTTCAGTCCAATCTTTTAAATCTGTCATAAAACTTTCCTGTAAAATCTTTTTCTGTATAGTGGAACACTGTGTTTTGTAACCAACCACCAACTCTTAAATTTAAATCGTCATCAACAAAACAAGTAATTCTGTCTTGCCATTTCTTTGTTTGTGTTTTCCAACTTTGTAAGTATGGCTTCATGTGTACAAAAGTAGGAAACGGTAACTTTTTGTTAGTAACTAAATGTTCACAGTCTAAAACTCTAATAGTAATTGCTGTACATACATCTACACTTAAAAACTTTTGCATTTTCTTAGGAGCATACTTTTCATAATAGTATTCCCAGTTCTTCATTACTTCTTCTAAGCAAGTATAAAACTTTTTTGCAAAGTCTGACTTCTTAAAGTAGTGCAATGCTACATAAGTGTCTGGTAATTTGTTTTCTATAAACATTTTTCTATAGTAACTTGTGTCAGGTTTTTCAAACTTGTAGTCTGTAACTGCTGTTGTATAGAACACATCATAATTTTGCATCAAGTTCCACCAGTTTGACAGATCTTGTTGTACTAACATATCAGTATCTAGCACAAAAGTTGCGTCATATGGACAAGCATGATATATCTTCCAACGGTTTTGTACTTTCCATTTGTGTTCTTCGCCGGCATCTTCCCAAGGAATAGGTACAATGTCGTCAAACAGTTCTTTGTTTTCTACTACATCATTTGTAATTAGGCATATTTTACTTTTAGGGTTAGTATTCCTAATACTCATTGCTAGTAATTCTGCTTGACGTATGTAATTGTCTTCGTTATTTTGTGCAAGGACTGTAAAATTAGGCATTGGCTATTTCCCTGTTTAAACTAAACTTGTTCATAACGTGAATATTAATGCCACTTGTTTTTAATAATGTATATTCGCCTGTTCTATTTTGTTTTTCAACAAGCAACTTTATGTTTTCGTTATCAATTTTATTCAGTACATCGTTATGTGTACTATAAATCATTCTTCCTGGTAACTCTTTTACACCACCAACAATGTGTGCCGCAATACTAAACGCATAGTCATTGCGATACACTGTGCTTGTAATTTGATATAGGTTACGATAGTGTTGATAGTTTTCTTTAATGTGTTTTAATAAGTTAAAGAAAATCTTATTTTTGTTGTTTTTTCTAAAAAATACACAAGTTGCCCAATAAAATTTTATACTTGTTTCACTAATTAATTTAAATTCGTCTGTATTGCGCCAGCCTGTAATATCAACTGCACTTGAATACATCATTAAATCGTTTACACTGTCAAAACAGTTTGCTAATAAACTGTTTGAAATAATATAATCTGTATCAAGTATTAGCGTATTATCATATGGTGTTACATCGTATGCATCTGTACGATTATAATTTTTAAAGTCTAGTGTTTTTTTAGATAAACTACCATCAGCATATGTTTTTTTATTCCAGCGTTTGTTATCTAGTACAACAATATTGTCAAATACACTAGAGTCGTAGTATTCTTCTACACGTTTTTTATCGTCAGTAACAAGAGTTGTAGGAAGGTTAAGGTACTGTGTTACACGCTTTGCTAAAAAGCAAGCCTGTGCAACATAATCTATTTGAGCATTGTTGTATGCAAATAAAAGTACACCATTTGTCATTCTACTAAGCCGTCAACCGTTCTGCTTGACTCTAACTTTTTATATGCTATATGATAATCGTTTAGAGCAACAAAGTATTTGTTTGTGATGTTTGAATAGAAGTCTTCAACATCTGCTATCTCAATCGGAATATCGTTGTCGTCAATCAAAACAGATGACTCTTGCCCAGTGTTAACCAAAATGTTAACATAGTTAATAAGTTCTTTTGATATAGTGAATTGGCCGCCGTTGGTAAAATAGATAGAGTCTGTTACAAACTTTTCGTGTAACATACGTTTTTGGTTATCTAACGTGGCAGAATAATTGCCAAATTCCAAGGCTTTTTCTAACTTCTCATCCATAGCAATATTTACTATGTTTTAAGTTATGCTAGGTTGTTTGTGGTTGCGTATGCTGGAGTAGAAAGAGAAACATTAGCACCAGTAGGCAGTCTTTCGCCTACAACACTTTCTAGTGTACCTGTTACGCTTTCGTCAATTGGGTTAATTGCACCGTCATTGTTTGAGTCGCCTGCGTCATCGCCTGCGTCATCATCACGGAATTGAATTGTAAATTGTAGTTGTAGGGCACTAAGTTCTTTAACTTTAATGTTGTAATCGTTTTCTGCATATACGCCCGAACCGTCTTTTTGGAATACTAATTGATCTGTACTAGTTATATCAAAATTTCCAAGATTGAAACTTGTGCCTGGTGAAGTACCATTTGATGTACAAGTTTGTGCTTTAAAACTTACTACTCCCATTTGAGAAAGTAAGTTATTCCAGTCATTGTTTTTACCGTTTGAAACATCTGGATCTAAATCTGCTGTAAAACGAATTTCGCCGCCGGCATTAAAAAAGTGTCTACGTGCATCTGCACTTGGCCATGTTACTGTAACAATATGGTCAACAACACCTGCCCATGATGCAGTTCTTGTTGATGCTACTTTTGAAGCAGTAATTGTGCTCTGTGATGTATCAGCAGTATAAATTAAGTCTTTGTCGTCAACAATAGTATCAGCAAGTGCTTCGTACTGTACAATACCACGTGCTGTACCTGTATCGGAACTGTCTTCTTCAATTACGTTACCTACAGAAACAGTAGCAATTGATTGAGGAACACTACCAACTTGGTGTACTCTACATTTGACCATGTCAGTATATAAGTCTGACATATGTTGAGAGTCAATAACAGTTTCAGCGGCTACTTGAGAACTTGTTAAAGTTTGTCCATAACCTTGTTCGCCACTACCGTTGCCTAAAATATTAGCAACTTTGGCTTGTAAATCGTTATATCTTGCCGCTGTAATAATTGCCATTTTCTACTTCTTCCTTATACTTTTAGAACTGCTTCTACTAGTTTTTCTTCATGTCTATCGTTTGACTCTAATGCAACACCAATTAAATCACCTTCATTGGCTTTTTGTGCTGTACCATTAGGACCTGCATATAACTTGTCACCTTTATTAACTGGACCAATTACTCTTACAGGAACTCGACCTTTTAGTGCAACTGCTTGGCCTTCTGCCTCAGCATTCATTAAGAATGCAGGTTTGCCAGAAATAACACCAATTGGTGTGTCATCAATACCACAAGCATCAACTTCGTGTGCATCGTGATTGCAAACTGAAACAATAGTACCAACTGGTAATTCTTCGCCAGTAGTATATTTTTCTGCTAAGTCAGCGTAACGTGCTTCTGTAGCAACACCTTGGAATAGGTTTGCCGATAAGTTACCTGAACTGTCACGAACTGCTACTGTGTCATTAGTAGCACTTGTACTTGCAGTTCTATTGTTTTGTCCAACAACCATTGCGTTGGCTGATGTTGCTGTACCGTTAAATGTAGTAGCATGAATATTTGCCCATTTAGTGTTTGCACTACCTAAATTGTAGGTATTGTTAGCACCTGGTAAAATACCTTCTGCTTTAATTTGTACTGACTCTGTTGATTGTGCTTGTGCATTATCAACTTTAAATCTAATTACTGTACCAACTTCGTTTGAAATAACTGCTTGGTTGTCGTTTTCAATAGCAACTTTTAAATCGTTTGAGTTACCAACTGTAAAGCCTGCATCTGAAAATCTTACAATTTCAGTAAATGATGATTCTTGTCCTGGAATTGATACAACATACTCACTAGCATCTCTACCACCAAGTTTATCAGAGTCTGTAGCAGTACCCCACCATCTGTGTGCAGTGGATGTAACACCTTGCTGTGCATTAGTTGTATTCTTTAGGGTCATACCTCTATGTACTACGTCAAATCCTGTAATGGCATTGTCGGGGTCGGATGAGTCAATAGTAAAGTCTGAAGCCGAAAGTACAACAACTACTTCGTCGTTAACAGTACCTTTGATAACTGTTCTTTGCGTTTGAGCAATATCTCTAATAGTATCAGTGATCCACGATGTAACTGTGCTACCTTGAGATTGTGGACCAATTAATATAAATCCTGCACCAGTGTTTGCATACAACTGATTGTTTTGATTATCCCACCAAAAATCACCTTCTGTTAAACCCGAAGGCTGTGTAGCACTTACTTCTGCACCACCTGTTGTACGGAACTTAGTACCGTCATAAAATTTTAATTTGCTAGTACCGGCGTCAAACCAAATTTGACCTCGGATTGCTCTGCTTGGCTGATTAGCACTAGAAAAGTTTTCTAGTAGGTGAACAAAGTTTTCGTTTTGTATTTCACCGTAACCAGCGTAGTTTTTACCAACTAGTTTAAGGTCGGTAGTCTGGTCGATAGTACCGTCTTCGACTACTGAAATCTGCGAACCGTCGGTTTTGTTAATAATGTATGCCATAGTTAAAAACCCCTTTTATTGTTTGTATTTATCGTCATACCGCTGAGTTTGCACCGCTTGTAAATGTCCAAGCACCCCCGTTTACTGTGCAAGTAACGACATATCTGTTAACTGTTAGTGTTACCGATCCAGTTACATCACTAAATTCTACGTCTTTTAGCACATCTTCGTTTTCTTGGCCGACTTCTGTAACACGTTGCGTAGTACCACTTGAAGCATCGTAAGCAAATGCACCATCAGTACTAGTGTTTGCTGACACTTCTATTTCAGTTGAACTAACAATTCTGTCAATATTCCATGTTCCATTTAAGTTTGCCCATGCTGTTCCTGTATTATATGTTGCTCCTGCGATAATTACGCTACGGCCTGCATCATATCCGTGAACTGCATCTAATTGTAAAATAGTTGTAACACCTGTTGTTACACCTATAATTGTTCTTGTTGATACTGTAACAGTTTTATCAACTGATACTGTACTTTCTTCTAGTGCATTATTCATGTCTGCCGCCGATAGAGTTGCTACTGCCGCCGTTTGGTCTGTAGCATGAATCTTTGCTTGGCTTCCATTTTTCTTAGTACTTGCTGGAACAATTTCTTCTAGCAATGTAGTAATATTATTTGCAAATGTGGTACCACCATTTTGATTAGGATCATAACCTAATCCAGTGATATTCAATGCCATAACAACACCTTCGTTATCAATCGAATCGTCAACATATTTTTTAGTTGCCGCATCAGCATCAACTGTTGGTGTGCCTAGATTTGTAATTCTATTGTTTAATACACTAATTTCATTTGTTGAACTTGTTAATTGAAGTTCATTAGTAGTTGTACTAATTGTTGGTCCGTTAATATTAACATTGTCAACTTGTAGTTCTGTTAGTGTTCCAACTGTTTGTAAATCAGGTGCGTCAATAATATGATTAAGTGTTGGAACAGCAGGACTACCTGCCATTGAAACCATTGTGTTACCGTTAAACTTGTAACCTTGTGTTGAATCATAATATGTATTTGTTGTAAATGCGTTTGTTGCATTCTTCCATAAAAACTCTTTATCATTAGGTGTTGAACGAACAATAATACCTGCGTTATCAACTTGAGCATCTGTTAACAATGTACTATCAGATGCTAGTGCAAGTTCAATATTAATATCTTTAATTCTTAAGTTTTCAACATCTGTATTAAATGTTTCACCTTGTACTGACAAGTTACCTGAAATAATAACATCACCACCAACATCTAGTGTTGCTTGTGGACTTGAATTAAAAATACCTAAGTAACTTTGAGCAGTATTAACTTTAATTGCACTTGTTGTACCGCTTGATTTTCTTACTGTTAATTCAAAGTTTCTATCACGTACAGCATTTGATAACACTGTTTGGTTGTTTACAATCTTAAGAGCAACGTTGTCTTCTGGTCCTACTGTAATACCGCCATTGTTAATTGTAGTGATAGTACCATTGGTAGTTGAGTTAGCATCAGTGGCCATAAACTGTGATGCATTTTTCTTAACGCCTTGTGCGTTAATAATTGTATCTGCCGATGTTGCTGTACCGTGTAATTTAAAATCACTATCAAGGATATTAATACCTTTTTCTACAACACCAGTAATACCGTTAATAGGATTACTTGTGTTTGGTGTAAATCTAATATTAGAAAGGACTGCTTCTACTTGTCCGCCAACATTTAATTTAACAATAGTTCTGTTAGTTTGTGTAGTATCTAAAATTGTTTCTGTTGTGAAACCACTTGTGCCTTCAGAAGTTGCAAAGTCCGGACCAACTAATACTAAATCAGTTCCATCGTAAAAATATAATTTGTTGTTTTGATTGTCAATCCAAAGGTCTCCAGCAACTAATTGAGGTTGTGTTGGACTAACAATTGGTCCGCCTGCACTTTTAAATTGGCTACCGTTAAAAATTTTAAGTCTTGCTTCACCTGTGTCATACCAAAGTTGACCTGTAAGTGGATTAGCAGGTGCTTGTGAATTAGAAAAGTTTTCTAATATTTTAACAAAGTTTTCATTAATAGGCTCACCAAAACCAGAGTAGTTACGACCAATTAGTGAAATGTCAGTAGTTTGTGTATTAAGTTGTCCATCAACTAATTCTACTAGTAAGTCGCCGTCTGTCTTATTAATCTGATATGCCATTATTTTGCCCCCGCGTAAATTAGATAGTTAACAGCCAAGTAAGGATTCATAATATTAAAATCTTGTCCTACTGCTGTGTTACTTACCACGCCGCCTGAGAATGGGAATTTCTGTCCTGCATTAGTACCAGTTGGTGCATCTGAAACTGTTGCATCTGCATCTTGTGTTGCACCTGATACATCTCGTGAAACATAATATTGTGTTCCGCTTGGTCCACGTAAATCGTGTTCGTGTTCTGGTAAGTTTTTAACTTCAATTGGTTTTGCTTCAACACCTGCTGTACCGCCTAGTGTATCAGCGTTTTCGTCTGTTACTCTATTTGCCGGTCCTTGGGTTGTACCCATGTTATCTTGACCTAGTGGGAATCTACCACGCAAGTCGGGTAAAGCAAATTTACCTAATGCAGGGTTTGCTTTATACTTAGTACCAATGACAGCATATAATTCAGGCCATTCTGTAATAAACAATTCTCTACCATCGCAGAATAACCAACCTGCAATTTCAAGTGTATCTTCGTTTGATACATCACCTGCGTAAGGTGTAATAATACCTACCGGATTAACTGGTAATGCTGAAAACAAGTTACTGCGTGAAATCTTTTTAAGACCTGTACCGCTACCATTTTCGTCATTAAGTCTGTTAATTAAAAATTCGTCATCAAATCTTGATGTTGGAACACTAGGTTTATTTGTAACAAAAGTACTGTTTACACTAATTTCAAAATTCTTTACAAGTGTTGTTTCGCCTGGTGCTGTATATTGACCATCAAAAATAATGTTTGGTGCTGTAACATCACCACTAACCGTAAATGTTGTTCTACTTGCTAGTTTATCTGAACTACCTGAACGTCCTGTAACTGTACCTGTTACGTTACCAACTAGGTTACCTCTAAATGTGTTTGCGTTAATTTCTGCAAATTTAAAATCTGTTGAGCCAATACTAATAGAGTTTGTAACATCTGGCAATACATTATCACCAATAGTTGTTGGTCCATTAACTTCTAATGCGTTTCCAATTCTAACACTCTTGGCAACACCTAAACCACCTTTAGCAATAATAGAACCTGTTCCGATGTTTACTGCTTCTGCAATACCATTAACAATTAAATTGTTTGAAATAATAGCATTACCATTAACATCAAGTGCTTCTGCTGGTGATAAATTGTTAATACCAACTTTTTGTGTTGAGTCAATTCTAACTACCGGCTGTAAGTCGCCTGCATTATTAACTCTTAAATCAATATTTGCACCCGAAGTGTTATTTGAAATAATAGCGTTCTGGCCTTCGATACCAATTTGCATAACGGCATCACTACCAACTAATACACCTGTATTATTTTTAATTGTTAAAGATTGATTTGATGTTGATGCTTTGTCGCCTCTTAAAAAGTTAGAAGCAAGTACAGGCTCTGATTCACCTGAAACAATTAGTGATTCTGCTTTCTCTGCAATACCATAATACTTAGGAACACCTGCACCTGTAATGTTTACGGTGCTCATGTTAAAACCTGGTTTTAATGAACTAAATCCTTGAATAGTTGCTTTAGGTGTAAACGCACTTGAAGTATAAATTGCAAGAACTTTACCACCAATCTCAACTTGTAATGCAGTATAGTTTACGTTGTCAGTGCCTGTCAATGTTGTAGGTTTAACACCAGCCGCTAGTCCTTCACTAAATTCTGGTCCTACTAAAATCCAACCCGAACCAGTAAACAAATAAAGTTGTTGGTTATCAGTATCTGCCCAAAGGTCACCTGCTACTGAATTAGCAACATTAGGAGCAACATCTCCACGCTTTAAGCCGCCGGCTTCGATCCAGTTGGTGCCATCATATAATTTAAGTAAGTTAACACCAACGTTTGTATCATACCATAACTGACCTTCAATTGGTCTTGGGGGTGCTGAACTGTTAGCGAAATTTTCTAATAGTTGTAAAAAGTTTTGTCCTATTAGAGTTCCGTAATCTGTTGTAAATCTACCCGGAATATTTAAACTTGTTGTAGTGTCAACTGTGTTATCTTCAATGACAATACTACCCTTGTTAGTTATATCCGTGTAATTAATAGTATATGCCATCTAATTACCCCTCGTTAAAACCTGTTAAACTTTGTACTCTTACTGTGTAATCAATTTGAATAAGTCTGTTTAAAGATTTCTGTACAGGGTGGAAAATAACGTGTGTAAGTAGTCTGCCTTGCCCTGTAGGTGAATAACTTAAAAGTCCTAGTTCGTCAAACACAAATGCACTTTCTGTATCAGTAGCAGTATCGTTTGCTTCTTGGCCATTTGGCTCGCCGTAATCTAGCAAACACTGTACTAAAATATCTGTGTAGTTAGTACCACTTACGTGGCGTGTTTCAATTTTGTTTCTGTTAGGATCGACGTTATTTACTGACTGATCATCAACGATCTTTTTGTAAGTTTGGTTGTATAAACTAGCGTTTGTACCTGTGCTGTTTGGTGTCAAGTAAGTAATAATGCCTGTAGGATCAACACTAGTACCCCCGTTACCAAAAGCCATTTCGTACACAAATCCCTGGCCTGCATTGGCTAGCGATTCAGCAAGAGCAATACTCATATTCTCATAATGAATAGCATTGCGTTTATCAATATAAACTTCGTTAGTTTCGGGGTTAAAAATCTTAATATGCCCTTGCACTAACACTCCGTTTTTGTCTAGTAAATTATCTGTCATTTTTGTTTTCCTACATTGTATTTATTTAGGTAAGTCAACCTCTTCTGCTCTTAAGAACTGTGCAATAGCATTTTCTGTCTTACCTAGTGTTTTTCCAGGGTCATTCCATACTTTACCAACCCTTCTAACCACTGTTATTCTTACACCGTCACTTGGTGCTGTTACTAGTGTCAATACACCTGTGCTGACACTAAATTCTGCCGGTGCTGTTACGTCACCTTCTGGCGAGTCTTGATTAAGTGTAGCATCAAACATTGGTATTGCCGCTTTTCTTAATCGTTTACCGCCCACAAACACTTCAAATTCATTTACTGATCGTGGCATCCAATCTAAGTTAAAGTCTGTTGTTACGCCATCACCATTAAATGTGTTAACAAGAGTCTTATCTTGATATGGCACTGTCTGTTGGAATCCTTGGTCAAATAACTCATCACCTATATTATGAATGTCCTTAACACCAGTACCTAACGTTCCTCTACGTAATTGCTGTAGAGAATTGCCATCTTTTACAAGATATTCAATACGCTCGCCATTAATAAACACTACCCCTGGAACATTGTTAGTTTTATCAGGAATAAACATACTATCACCATTTTCTACAATAATTTCTTTGTCCAATGGTGCAAGATCTCTTAGTAATCTGTATTTGTTAACATCGCCTAAACGCTTGTAAACTACTCTATTTAACATATCTTTAAATTGTCTAAATCCAAACTTAGCAACCGTTGGACCATCTTCTGCAAATTGGATAACTTCAACTACATCATTTTCGTTTAATGGTTGAGCCATACGTACAAATAGTCTGTCATTAGTAACTTTGTAATCAACACTCGGAGTTTGTAGTACACCATTTACAACAATCCAAACATATTCAGCATCAATTGTTTGTCTTTCAAGTCTAATTAAACCTGCTAGTAAATGATTATACTCAATTTCTCCTGCACTTTCAAAGTTAAGTGTAGTTCTTGTTACAATATCATAATTTTTACGATTAATCTGTTGTACATCATGTTTACTAAAATGCGTAACTCTAATAGGTGTAAACTCTGCAGGTACATCGTTGAGTGTAACTGCATTTCCACTTACAGTGTATTCGCCATCTGTAGTTACATAGATATCTAATTTTGCTCCAGGTATCTTAACATTTTCAAAAATTTCAATACTAGAGTTTGCTGGACGGAAAATATAGTCTGAAGTGTATGTAAGTTCTACACCGTTAAGTAATACTAAGATATCGTTAGCACCTAATGTACCACCTGGCTGTTGCCAGTTACGTAATGGATATTCAACTCTATTATCAACAATAAATGATTCGTTATATCCTGCGTTAAGAATTTTATCACCAACTTTAACAATTAAGTTATGACTTGATGGTAAAGAACTAAACGGAGTAATACTTAGATTATAAGTTGCTGTACTACCGTCTGCTTCGAGAACATCAGTTTTAATTTCACTAAATGTTTGTGCGTTACTTGCATAAACAGCGTAATTAATTACCGAACCTTCTGCAGGTGGCGCACCAAAACTAATAACAACTTTATTTGCAGTATCATAAGAACTGTCTGTTGTTTCTAATACATAGTTGACTCTTTCGCCATTAACAGTTACTATACTATTAAGATTTTCTTTCCAATCAACCCTTGTTACAAACTGAATAGTTGATCCGTCGCCCTCAAACACATCCATATCAAGAATTAAGTTACCGTTACCACTCATTGTAACGATATTAACTTCGTCGTTCAATGCAGGTGCAGTTGCAAATGTAATTTGTTTGTTTTTATAATCTACTGTATAGTTGTAAATTATAATGTTATTAACTTTTACAAAAACAGCATCCTTGCTTTGTGGCAAGCCTAAAAAGTCATAAACTTTCTTAGTTCCGTTTCCTACGTAGGAAACACTTTCAATAATACTACCACCTTCACCGACTCTATCAAATACTTTAATATCAAGTGTGTCTAACACCTGTCCTGGAATTAATTCCTCAGGACCTTTAGAAGTTGTTGGAGTAACAAAACCGTCACCGTCAATATTAATATCTTCTGGATTAATACCACTTGCAGTTGAGTATGCTAAATCGCCGCCTGTTATAATAGTATCATATGCTCTTGGATCAGGAACAAAAGAACCATCTGATGTATTTTTACGAATAACTAGTACATCACTGCTTTGAACTGTAACGATTTCTTCGTCAAATTTAATAACAGTTGACTCAACTTGTGTTCCGTCATCTATTAAAATAAATCCGGTTTGTCCTGCTCCAGTAATACTTGGAATAAGTGCATTAGGATTAGTTTGATTAACTGTGTTAAAGTTTGGATCGTCAATACGTGTTCCATTTAGATAAACATTGTATTCAATACCAGTTTCTAATGGGTTAGAAAAGTCGTAAACTCTAGTGCTATCATCGCCAATACGGAATACTTCGTCTTCGAATGTATTATCGTATGTGTCGTATGCTGACGTAAACCAAGCATCTGCACTCCAACCAGAGCCGCCACCAAAGTCAAAACTCTTAACTTGTACACCACCATAATCAATACCATCTAATAACTGACCTAAATCATTGGCAAGTTGGCCTGTTTGTGGATCGTAGAATAAATTAATTCTATCTGCGGCTGTTAATAGGTTAATATCTTTACGGTATTCAATTACAATTGATTTATTGTTTGCTGGAGGAGCATCAAATGTAAGTTGTCCAATTTTACGAGAGTGTGTTCTTCCGTTACTGTCGTCAATGTTAGTAACATTATATTCGCCTGATAATACTTCATCGCCAGCCACTGTTACTGTGACCTTGTCTGTTCTTACATCAATAGGCCATTTAAGTTTAAAACTGTACTTGCCGCCTGTGCCTACAAATGATTCTGTTTCTTCTAACGATGTAATAAAGAACGTTCCGGTAACTCTATCAAACTTAACAGTCATATGAGTTGTACGTAGATTAGTGTCGCCAATAATTGCTACTGCTCTACCTACTTTGCCGCCATCTGCAACACTGCCATTTAGAATAATCTCTGGAGCACTTAAATAACCTGTTCCTGGATTTGTAATTTTAATTTCAGTAATTTTTCCGCCGCCAACATATGCTATTGCTTTTGCTCCTGATCCACCGCCGCCGACAAATTCAACACCTGGAGCATTTTCGTAGCCACTGCCTGCATCAGCAATGTCGATATCTTTAATCTTGAAACTTGCATTATCTAACCAATGTTTAGCAGGGTAATCAGTAATTGCTGTTCCTTGAATAGTATCATCAATTACTTTTTCAGTTCTTGGAATAATTCTTCCTTTAACATCACTGTAAAATGGTGCAAGATCAAAGTCAGTTACAGTAGTACCTGTTTCTTCCAAACTTTCGTATGTTGATAGGTATTCTCTAATCTTAGTTTTGTAAGGTTTAACTTCTTCAACGTATGCTTCATAACTTGGTAACCAGTCATTGTTAAATGTAATATCTTTTCTTAACTTTCCAACATTATGTTTTGCCTTGATGAAACTTGTTTTAAACATCCAATCAACAAAGTTTTGCTCAGTTAAAACATAACGCATTTGAGCAAAGAACAATTCGTTATAATGAATTGCTAGATTATCAATAAAAATATTATCTCTAATAGTTTGAAGGATAATTCTTAATTCTTGTACAGGTATTAAATCAAACGCACTATCGTCATAACCAAACGAATCATAACCAACTAGGTCTTCACTAAAATCATATAATGCTTTACTAAATTGAATAGTTGCATTTTCTCTACCAATTGTTTGATAGTTAACAGTATAATCAACATTAGGTTGATCATCTATTTTACGCAACATTAACCAACCGCCCGATCCAACATTATTAATCTTAACAATATCACCAAAAGTATCATTTATTGATTCTAGTTCGTAAGGATTATCAATTACAAAGTCTGTTTTTGTAAGTGCATTCCAATTTTCTGCATACCAATCAGTATAATACCAATAAGGATCTACGTCGAAACTTTGACTTACAATTCTGTTCCAAGGAATAGTTCCTCCTACATATTCATATAAAGACCATCTGTTAGAATATGTTGAATCTGATGTTACTAAGACTGTAAATTTCCTTACTGAAATTCTATCTGTTTGAAGATAATTTTGTCCTTGATTAATAACTTCTGCTTCTGTTACAGCACCAACATTATTAATAGTTAATCTAATATCAGCACCCTCGCCAGTTGCAGATACAAGTTCTACTGTAGGTACTGTTTTATATCCTCTACCACTACTAATAATATCAACTCGTAAAACTCTGCCGTCTTGAATTGTTGCACTTAGTACAGCAGGTTGAACTTTACCTACTGAAACATAATCTAATTCTTTTTCAGAGTCGATTTCAAGATCATATCTTCTTGATGCTAGTGTTGGTTTAGGATCACTAGATGTTAATGGTGATAAATCAAATTCATCAATTAAAATGTATTTTAACATTACAGAGTTTACTCTTTCAATAAACTGCTTTAATGCTTCAATTCTGTTTACAAACATTCCTTGTCTTGGATTATTCAAAATACCGTATTTGTCTTTAAGACTTAGGAATCTATCTGGAACTTCACGGCCTTGGCCGTCAAAACCAATTAAACTGTCAAACCATTTAAGTTCTAAATCTGACTTAGGTCTGCTAGTTTCTAAACCATCTGTAAGAATCCTATATTGGTTATGGACGTTTCTATCTGTGTATGGAATTGTCCAGTAACTAAATTTAAGAATAGTACTGTCACCTTTAATAGAACTTTGTAAATTATGTAGTGTCCACTCGTTGTTTTTCAACATTGTAGCAAACTTATATCCAGCACCGGAAGGATTACTGATTAATTGTTGTACACTTGCGGCGCTTAATGTTCTTCCAGGAACATTTGGCACTGTAACTTTATTTCTTACCCAGAAATAATTATAAGTTGTAAACTTTTGTGCTGGTTCGTCATAAACACGTCTAGTTGAATATGCTTCCATTCCATACTTAGACTTGCCGCTGATTCCTTGTGTTAATCCTTCTTCGGAATCTGCTTGTTCGTCCCATTGCTCAGGTGTTAGTTCTGTTTCTACCCATTCATAAATTTCTACTTCTGTTCCTGGGAAAACTGTGTTAAAGGTGTTACTTACGCTAAAGATACTTCCTGTATTTGCATAAGGATTAATAAATCTAACAGCATCAATGTCCCACCATAATTTTCCAACTAAGTTAGTAGTATTGTATGTTGTTGCGTCTTTAACAACAGCATTTGTTGTCGCAACATTATATGATGCAGGGTCGTATGTTGTTTTAAACGATAATTCAACTTCTGCAGGACCTGCAATTTTTCCTTGTAATGGATCAATAAAGTCAATATATTCATCTGTTTGTTTAGTAGTTTCGTCATAAAGAAGAATACCCTTAAACTTGTCTAGATCTACAACCTGTCTATCTTGTCTAATCTTTTCCCACAATCTTGCATTTGGACTTGATCTAAAATCAATTACACTGCCAGGAACTGTAGTTTCTGCTCTTACATAACTAGGAAGTCCTGCATATATGTGATTTCCTTTAGCATAAAGAATCTTACCAAAATATAATGCTCTCGGATCAGATAATTCTAATTTGTCGCCGTAAACATATCTATCACCAGTTAATTCAAATACAAAAACTTCTCCAGTATCAGTTAATGTTGTGTTAAACAAAGTTGTTCCATTATCAAATACAGTGGTATTGTCGTCAAACTCTGTTACACTTGTTAAATCACCGCCTGCAGAACTAATAACTAATCTGTCTGTATCGTATACAACTGTTGATCCAAACTTCTCATTAGATAAGCCTTTCGGACCAGTTAATATTTGAACTTGTTGGAATCTACCATTGATTGATTGATAAACAAAAACAGCGCCTTGGTTGGTATATTCTTCACTATATCTAGGTGCACCAACAACAACCCATCTTCCATTTTTAGAAACACTTACACACTCACCAAAACCGATTCCAGCATTTGGAGCATCAATTAATTGATCAAACAAGAAATGTCCGTTTAACTTTCTGTATATTGCTAATTTAGGTGTAGCAATGGAACTATCAATTGTATCTCCATATTTTACAATAGTTGCTAATACTTGACCATTATCACTTACATCGTAGTTTACGCCAAACTCATATAAGTTTGTCGAATCAATAGCACTATCTTCCCCAACAATAAATCCAGTATTGTTAGGAATAAATCCGTTGAGGTCTACACCTGTTTGAATTTCTGTCCAATCATTTGAGTCAAATGCTCCGGGGATTAAGTTAGTATTGGCTTGATAAATCTTATCAGCATATTTTGTGTACTCTCCTTCAAAATAAGAAACTGTAGTATTAAAATCACCTCTATAATTTTCATCAACACCTAATACCCAACCTTTTGAACTACTATAATTGTATGTGTTAATTCGTCCTGGTTGAACAAACGTGCTGTTTCCTCTGCTTGAAATATAAGCAGAATATGTTCCGTCTGCATTTGTAACTAGATCAATTTTGCTACCAAAATGTCTGTAGTTATCTGCATCAGGAGTAATTAAAACTTCTAACAAATTATAAAAATTACTGTTATTCTTTTCATAAATTGCAACTGCACCTTGACGTGTGTAATTACTTGCTGTTCCCACTGAAGTAGCGGTAACATTATAAACACGAGCCCAATCATTATTTGTTGCCGAAGGCGGATTTGCACTACGTGGAATACCTTGTAATATATCTGTCTTATAAACCCAATATTCAAAGTTTTGTAAAGTTCTAGCAGTACCTACAGTTAGGTTTTCACCTCTGTTTACTACAATAATCGGTCCTAGGCTGTTACTGTTAAAGTAACGTGCTTTAGTTGTACCTACAAGTCTAATGACTCCTGCACCTTGTGAACCTTCAACAATACTAATACTTGAGATATTACCGAATTCGCTTCCCTTCTTAAAGGTTCCTGAAACATTTTTAAGCCATAGTCTTAAATCGTTAAACACCTTTTCAACATATGTAACTTCTGCTGTTGCTAGTGTATCATTATCTCTAACAATATCTCCTACAACAGGAATATATGGATTACCATAATTAGGGTTATAATCTTGGTCGCCTTCAGTCGGTGATCCGCTGTTATCAAAGTTAGTAAGATTAATTTCAATCCAACCATTCCAAATGTCATCAACAACATGATCTGTTCTGTTTAGATAAGCAAATGTTAGTTCGGGACTTAAAACTGTAGGTTGTTGTAAACTATTGTCTAGTCCTCTTAATTCGTTAAACCAGAATTTAAATGTATCGCCAACTGCAAAATCTGTTTCAATTGATTTAGGTAATCTAAACGCCCATCTGTCAGAGATCTCAAAACCAGAATCTCCATTAAAGGTTAATGTTTCAACATAAGACGGAACACCTGGATCAAGTAAGTCATCAACACTATCATATGTGTTTGCATACGAGTTCGGTGTTCTAGGTTGACTTGCCGTAACAATGTCTTTTATAACTAAAAATGGTTTTGATTCAATTGTTATAGTTGATACAAACGATGATCCTACATCAATTCTCCACCAACCACCAAATGCTGGGTCATCTTGTTGTACGGGTCTTTCGTAATCACCAACGACAATATCCCCAAGTTCTAATGTTCCTGTGTTTGCAAAGTCACCGTTAGTTTCTTTAAGGTATATAATAGTTCGATTATCACCTGTTGTATAAGCATACGCAACTTTACCCACTGCAACATCACTAGACACAGTTTCATTTACACTCGGTATTGCCTGTGTATTGTCGATTAATAAAATGTCGTCAACTTTTTCAGTAATTAAATGTTCGCCTGTAAAGAAATCTCCGCTTAGAGTTTGATTACCATTAAACGGCTGTACTCCTGAAGGATACCGTGTATTTTTGTCATTCCATTTTAAATGTAATGTGTCACCGATTTGTGTTCCGTCGTATTGTAATTTAGGTGCTCTAATTAATACGTGGTCTGCTAAATCCTCAACAAATGTATGATTACCTCTAAGAATAAAATAGAAGTCATCGTAGTTTTCACCGTCATATGTAGTAACTTGTTGTTCTACATGGGAACTAAAACTATTAAAATCTAAACTTGGATCTTCAGGTTCTACTGTTGCTTTTGCTCTCCAAAATTGATTTGTATATTTTACAATAGATCCGTCTTCGTATGTTGCTCCAGGATTAAAATTACCTTTGTAATTAGTTTTTGCATTTGATGCATATGGAATACCAACGAATATAAACTTACCGTCAGTAGTAACTGCTGTAGACTGACCGAAACTTTCCTCGCCTGTGAATAAGTTAGGTGGACAATCTAGTTCTTGAGATAACACTAGAGGCAAATTCTCAGATGCTCTAAAGTGTAAATCAACTCTTCCTGGAAGGGTAACTCCGGGAGCACCAATAGCCACGATCGAATTAATTTCGTTTGCACTAATGCTAGTACCAAAACCTCTTTCGTCTGTTCCTAATACTCCGGCTAAAGTTGCATTAAAAGATTGTTTTTGTACACTGTATGAATTAGAATTTTGAATTACAGACCAACTTCCGTTTTCGTCTGAGTCAATCCAAATCTTTTCATTGGGTGTGTAATTATTTCTTGTTACTTTCTCATTAATGTTAGACAAGTTAGGCACTCTAACACTTTCAAGTCGCACAATAAATCCGCTTGTTTCTTCTGCATCTTCAATTTCGCCCGAAGTCTCAGCATAAATTGTATTCAAACTAACACGTTTAACTTTATAGAATCTATTAGTACTTGGTGTTGTTCCTAGAACACCTATAATGTCGTCTTTTTCTAACTTAGGAGTTTTTCTAGTTGTAATCTCAATAGATTGCGAACTGTCTGAATTAATAATTTTAGTTACTTTAAGATCTGTTTCACTTTGACGCAATACATCAAATGTTTGGAAACGTTTAGCAACCCAAATATATTGTCCCACTGAAATAGATTTAACATCTAGATCTAAGATATCATCGTAATTAGTAACTTTAAAATCAATATCGTCTTCTGTTACATAACCTGCTGTTTTAATATAAGTCTTAGATTCGTCTAAAGTTTTAGTAGGAAACGGTGCATGATTATAGTTTGTGGGTTTGCTATAAACATCACTTGGAATATATCTATAAACTAAGTCAGTTGCTAATGGATCAATTTGATTAACCAACTGGAATGGTTGTGGTTGTAGTCTAAGATCTGCTTCGTTAATCTTAAATTCTACTTCATCAAATCCTTCACTTGCGCCATATTGACCTACTTTAAATGCCCACTCTTCAAAGAATTCTAAACTTGATTTATCAGTATTCGAAAGTGCATCAAAGAACTTAATTAAACTATTCTTTGTTCCCTTGTCTTGAATCATTCCTTGATAAAACTTATACTGAGATACATCATCATTAATAACGTTTTCTAAATATGTTCTATTTTGATAACCAATTAAATGTTGGGCAAACTTTTGTTGCTCACTATCAAAGTTTGATGTATCTAAATCATAAAAGTCAGCAAACTGATTTGCTTTATAATCAAAGTTTGGAATCATGTATGACTTAGGTTCTTCTGGTAGTCTAATCCAGTCTTCGTCATTGAAATCTGTTGTGCCAGGAATTTTATACTTGGCACTGTAATAGAATGTTTTGTGTTTAACTACTGTTGCAATAGCATAATCTGTATTAGGCTCCCAGTCTTTAATTACAACGTTATCATATGTAAAACCTGGAATATCAAAACTTCCGTTCCAGCCGGTGCTTCTATAACCTAGAACTTTAATCCTTGCTTGTCTATATCCTGGAGCAGGATTATAAATTACGTCATTGAAAACAGTTTTGTTGTCAATAAGGACAACGTGTTCTTTTTGTACTAACGGTAACTTAACAAAATAAATGCCATCTGCTGTATTTTTAAGTGTTAGGCCAAATTCGTTTTTGTTACTTCTAATTGTGTTAGCAAAATCTTCTCTTAACTTACGACCATCTGCTTTTAACAATGTATAATCATAAAAGTTGTCAAACAGATTATCTACAATAGCATTATCTCTTGCAAACTGCAATTTAATAGCACTAGGTGACAGTGTAATTAATGAACCGTCATTCCATGCTTGAGTTGTCCAGAATAAAAATTCTCTTGCACTAAGTTCCCAGTTTTCAATAGTTTCAATTTCTTGATTAAAATTCTCAAAGGAAAATCCTTGTTTTTCTAAATATTTTCCATAACCTAATAAGAAATCAATTACATCTTGTCTAGTTGGTAACAGAGTTCCATATAATAACTTAGATTCACCAAGTTCAAATGTTCTTCTTAGTATTCCCTCTGCACCACCGTCAATTGGTAGTTCAGCAAGTTTAACAAAGTTATTAGTATTAAATGAATCAAACGTTCCGGATACTTGTACCCTGAAGAAAGTATCTCCATTGCGAACAATTTGTCCTTTCTGGTATCTTTCTCCCGGAACCCACTCTAAGAAGTTTGCACTTACACCACCAATGTTAATTACAGGATCCGCCGCACGTTCTAAATGTTTAAAGTATGTAAAATAAGGTTTGCTTTTATCATAGCCTTTTAATACATAACCGTTTGGTCTTTTTTCAACAATAACACCGCTGTATGCAACTGTTTCAACCGGTGAACTTACATTAAAGAATATATCATAGTTCTCTTCCGGAATAAACACATTACCTTTATTGCTAGGTGTTCTACTGTCAAGTAGTAATTTAAATTTAGATTTTTGCGTAAATCCGCCAACCTTGAAACCTAATTGACACTTAATATTAGTTACTTCTTCGCTATAAGTTTCATTTAGTTTAGTTACATCAGCATTGATATAGTTAAACAAATAGTTTACAAGACCAGCAGTTGTTACTCTAACTGTTGCGTCTGTACCGTTTGGAAATACAATACTACTTGGTGTAACTCGTTTAGAAGTAGTAGAATATACAACTTGATTTGCTGTGTTTCTGATTATTCTTGCTCTATCAAATCCAAGTCCAATAAGTTTTGCAGGTTGATGTATTAACCATGCTGTTAGTATAGAGAACGGATATTCGCTACCTCTACGCCATGCAGTTTCTACAGGTGCTTCGTCGCCAAATACAAATTGTTTATTTGTTTCTGGAACAATAAGTCCTCTAGCATAACCGCTTTCATAAGGACTTACTAGATTTCCTCTATCATCTACAGGAATAGTTTTAGAAAGACCTTTTCTTGCATAGTTAGGACGATATCTAATAGGCTTATTAGGTTCTCTAACTCTGCCTGCTTCTAAGTCTTCCCAAAGAATTGCATTATTATTTGTATAAGGTGCCGGACCGTAAACTTCTTCCCACCAACTTGGCATTTCAACATAACCTAAAATTTTCCAAGGTGTTGTATGAGGAGTGTCTGTACTTAGATATTCATTATAAATTGCTCTCCAGAATCCAGGCAATGCTTTGCCATCTGGATCTTGCATAGTAGAATAGTTCCATGTAAATTGATTTGTTCTATCATAAAAATCTACAGCAGAATAATCTGGATCACCTGCAATTGATAACCATTCAATAAAGTCTGTAATAATAATATCGTTGACATCTTGTCTTGTAAATCCTGTATCTCTATTTTTATGTCCTACAAAACTATCAATATCAAGAATATTAACATCATATTTTACTTTAATATTATTATAGATTCTAAATTCTAATTCTAAAATAAGATCGTCACGGTAATCGCCGTATGCTTTTGTAATACTGCCATCGTGACCCTTAATCACTGTTTGCGGTGTTTGATAAGAATTATCAACAAACTTTCTTGGTATATGTAACGGCCATAAACCTAATTTAGTAGGAGTAGGCGGAATATATGAAGCATCTGTTGACTCGTATTCATATATTAAAATAGTATCTTCTAGTTGTAGATCTACACTATCAGTAATTTTAATAAATCCTTCACTAGTAAATGTATAATCTCTATTGTGTAACAACTGAGTATCATTTAGATAAACGTAAACTGCTTTAGCAGAAATTGTATCTAAATTAAAAGGTGTTTCTAAACTGTAAAATTTATTACCGGTATCAACAACAGTGAACTCTCTAGTCTTATTAGCACCCGACCCTATCATGTCAGTCCAATAAAATGCTGATTGTTTAGATTTGTCTGATTGCCATTGTTTAATAATTTCGTTTACAACTGTTTTAGCATTTCCGTCAATGCCAATGTTCGTTGCAATATCAATAAACGAACGTTTGAACTTTGCATATTCTTTTCTTGCATAGCGAAGTGCTTTAATAATATTAAAGTTTTTGTTAGTAATATGATACATTGCAAGAGGTAAAGCACCACTATGTTGTACAAATTTAGTACCATACTCTGATAAGTCACCAATATCTCTTAGATTGCTTAAACCCGGAAACTTGCCGCTGAAATTATTAACATTTTCGATAATAGATGCAACATGGTCATTAACTTCACCATATGTAAAATCAACAACATTTTCGTTCAGTGGATTATTTTGTAAGTTAATAGGAAATTCGTATTTTCCGTTTTCGTTCTTGTCGGCTTCACTAGTACAGTGTAAAACTAAAATATCGCCATTTGCAAGATTAGAAGTAAAATGAACATATGCAACGCCGTTCTCTCTATTAAGTTCCCAATCAGTGCGTCTATCATTATTAACAAACACCTTGACATTTAACTCATTAAGATCACCACTACGGTCATAAACGTCTACAGCAAAGTCATTACGCTGACCTTCAACAATATATTGTCTAACAACCTTTTGTGTGCTTTCTTGGTATGCTGTTTTCCAACCACTTACATTTTCATATGTTGTTAAGTCTGTATACTTTCTTAAAGTTGCAACGTCTGTTTGTTGTGTGTAATCTTTTTGATTTTCTTGGTATGTGAATTTGTCTGTTAGTAAGTTAAAATTAAAAACAATATCACCACTGTTTTCAATATTTCTATAACTTAATGGAAATCCTAAAACTGTGTCATTTGTACCAGTACCTTGTTTATAAGAAAATATTTTTGTTCCAGTAAACGTGTTACTATTATATGTGTCAAACGAGATATCGTCTGCATCATATAAGTTAAACTTCGGTGCTTGGTTTGATTTTGTCTTTTCTTGTGCTTTTACCCACTTAGTTCCGTTAAACCAATAAATCTGTCCTTGGTTTTGAACTCCTGATGTAACTAGTACAGTTTCATCTAACAACGGCTCTGTATCTGGTTCTTCTTTTAATGCAATCTGTCTTTGTCCGTTGTACGAAATAAAAGTAACTTTATAAATTCTACCATTAACACGTTGGTCAGGGTCTGCTGTAAATAAAACACGCAAACCTTCTGCAAGATCTATACCGTCAACATTATAACCTATCGATCCTTCAATAGTTGAAAACACATCATATGTTTGGGTATCAACAAGGTCAACATTTGATTTAAACTTAGATCCATAATTGTATAATCTTAATCCTGGATCAAATTCAATAATAGGCCTTGTTGCTCTTGCACTTTGATCAAGATCAACTACTGTATCGTTTGCTTTTGCAACTCTTTCAACAATATCTCTATGGAACCATCTATTATGTCTTGACCATTGGTTTCCGTCAATTGCCGCACGGTTAATTGTAATATAGTCTTTATCCTTTGGATAGTTTAATGCTTGTCCAAAAGGAAGTCTATCAAAGTTTTCACTATCAAATGGTACATACACGTTTGCACTGTAAGGACCAGTAATTTCAAGGTCTGCTTTATTGATTAGTTTAATAGAATCACCAACTCCTTCAACATACCATAACCCTTCACTATATTTTGTAGGAGTTACATCACCTAAAAATTCAACAAGCATACCATTTGATAGTTCAACATCAGTACGTGTCTGATAAGTTTTCTTTTGTAAAATCTCCTCTTCTACATTAATTTCTGTATTCTCTTCGATGTTATAGATAGTAATCAAACCACTTGTGTTAACATCGTCTTTGCTAATATAAAACAACTTGTCTGGTGCATCCAAAGGAACTGTAAATTTAATAGTACCTTTTTCAACATAAACAGTTGCGGCTTCTACGCCATCTGTAAACAGCGTAGAGATATTTTCTCCATCTGTAAATCCAGTGATACCTCCTTCTACTGGTTGTACTATGTATTCTCCAGTGTCGTACCCGTCTGCTTCATAAAGTTCAGCATCAAACTTACCTGGTGCTAGAACGCCTTCAACAGTCTCTG